ACGAAAGCATCGATTGAACGGCTTGTTTTACTGCAGCCCCTAAAGCGTCGACAAAATTTCTAAACGGCTCGACTTTGTTGTAAAGCAGTTGAAAAATTGCAATCACTGCAATGGCTGCAAGCACCGCAAGACCAACCGGGCCAGTGATCGCCGCCCACATTCCGGTGGCCGTGATGCCCAGGGCGGCCATGGCGCCACTGACTGCCGCAATGATCGGAATCACGACGACAAAGCCCACGAAAGCAGCGGCCGCAATGCCTGCGACTGTGCCCAAGATCGGCATATCGGTGAGCAGCTGACCAATGGGGGCAAGCACTGCCGCGAGACCTTCGGCCACGGTTGCCAGTGGCCCGAGCAAAGGCGTGCCAAAAGCAATCGCCAGGCCCTCAGCAGCTGATGCCAGGCGCTTCATCGAGCCTTCAAAACCAGCGTTTTGAATCTTGGCCATCTCACCAGCTGCGCCCTGGCTGTCGGTGACCTTGGCCACCATTGCGGCCAGCTCGCCATTGGCGGCGGCCTCCTGCAAGATTGAGCCGGTTGCCACTGCTGTTTTCCCGAACAGCTGCTTTTGCAGCTCCATGCGTTCAGCCGTGCCCATGTTGGCGCCGTCCATTGCCCGCTCAACATCGCCCAGGATGTCAGCCAGGGGGCGCATGTTTCCGGCGGCGTCTTTGTTTTGAATGTTGAGGCGCGCCATCGCCTTGTTTGCGCTTTCATTTGCTCCGCTGAGGTTCAGCAAAACAGACCTAAGGCCCGTACCTGCGACGCTGGCCTGAACGCCTGAGTTGCCCAGCAACGCCATGGCGCCGCCCATGTCTTGAATACTGGCGCCCGCCTGGGCTGCGGTTGGCGCAACGTACTTAAACGCCTCGCCCATCATTTGAATGTTGGTGTTGCCGCTCGATGCTGCTTTGGCCAGAACATCGGTCACCAGGGCGGTGTCTTCAATCTTGAGGCCCATGCCTCCCAAGATGTTCGATGCAATGTCTGCCGCTTCGCCGAGCTCCAGGCCCCCGGCTGCGGCCAGGTTCATCATCTGAGGCGTTGCGCTCAGAATTTGGTTTGTGTCATATCCAGCCATGGCCAGAAAGCCCATGGCGTCTGAGGCTTGCCGCGCTGAGAACTGGGTCGTTCTGCCGAGCTCTTTTGCTTTGGCTGTAAGTGATTTAAATTGCTCTTCATTCGCGCCGCTGATCGCTTTGACTTTCAGCATTCCGCTCTGAAAGTCTGCGGCTGTTCTAACAGCTTTGGTTAGGCCTGTTCCCAGGGCGGCGGCTCCAACCGCTGCGGCCTGAAAAGCATCATTCCTAATGACGTTTTTGAAGCCCTTCGACGCGCCAGCGGCTGCATCGTTGACGCTTCTTTTTATATTCTGATTAAACGTCGAGAGCTGCTTTTGAGCGGTCTTGATCGACTTCTTAAAAGAGCCAAGAACCTCGGCGCCAATCTTGAGGCTAAGCTTTGCCGTCATTGTCTAGCCCCTCCGTTTTGCTTGTTTGGCGATCTCTTCCTCGATGCCCTGGGCAGTCTTTACCCAGGATAAAAGGTCTTCGGTTGTCAGGTCGAGGATCTCATCCAACCCCCAGCCGGTGAGCTTCGAGAGGATGACGACCCCCCGCCTCAGGTCTCCGACTGGGGGGCTTGGAAATCCTGCAAGACTTCCGAGAGTTTCGTAAAGTCGACAGTGTCCAGGGCCTCGATGGAAGACGGCGCAACCTCGCAAAGGTTTGCGAAGAATTTAACCGCCTTTTCCGTGTCGGTTCCTTTTGCTTTATCAATCACCATTTGATCACGAACGGTTGGCCGACGCATGGTGAGCGTTTCGACCAACACCCCATCAATCTCAATTGAATAATCAAGCTCGATGGTTTCAGTAGGGCGTGATTTTGAGGCCATCTATTAGATCCCCATTGCAGTGCGTAGAGATTCGAGCTGATCGGTGCCGTTGATGATCCGCTTCATGTTCTCAACATCGATTTCGATAAGCGTTTCGCTGGCGATTTCGAGCTTATAGCTGCGAACCGCCATTTCAAAACCGGCCTCCGTTACGGCGCCGGCTTCAAAAGCACCTGGGTCAAAATTCGTAATTGAACCGGTCAGGTTGCAAACGACAGCAACGGCGTCCGTGTCACCGTTGCGCTGCAAAGCACCGCGAGCGGTGAGCTGAACAGCGTTCTGGTCATAAAGACCAAACATTTTGAGCATGTCGGTGTCATATTCGGCAAGGGTAAAGCTGCAGGTCAACGCCTCCATACCCATGTCGATTGCGATCGGGGCGTCTAGCCCGCCTGCCCTGTATTCCTCGGTTTGAATCCCGAGGGCTGGCAGTGTCAGTTCAGTGACCTTGCCGGCAAAGCCGACACCGTCAAGGAACATCGAAAAATTTCTAAGAGTCCGTGGCAGCATTGTTCAATCCTCCTCAGGGTGTGGTTGTGCCTGACCCAGACTGATCGGCTGTCGCCTGATTGTCGGGGTTGTTTTGGTCGCCGTCTTCGAGTGCCGAATTGTCGTCGGCCTCGCTGTCCGTCAGGATGTTTTGAATGAATCCGTTGGTCAGGATTGAACGGAACCGAACGCGCTCAGCTGGATAAGTCGGAGTGATTTCAAAATCAATCGTGACCTGGCCATTGCCCACGTCGGTCGCAGTGTTGGCGTCTGGGTCAACATAAACCCGGCTGCCCAGGATTGCGCCGCGAGTTTCGAGGGTGCGAAGATACGCCGCCACGGACTCGCTCACGTCCTGCAGATAGGTGCGAGTAATGCACCGATCCACCGCCCAGAGATGCGCGCGCATCACGGATTCATTCACCATGTCAATGATCCGACGGGTGCTGATGAACTGATATTGAGCATCAGAGGTGGTCGAGTGGTTGCCCCAGAGACGGAAGCCGTTCTCTCTGACAATGGTGGCAACGTCGTTTTCGTTGAGGATGTTGGCCTCGGCGTTTTCATCGCCCAGGAAGAACCCGACAGCGCGGGAGGTCCCGACAATGCCCTGAATGATCCGGTTGCTTGGTGAATACCAAAAGCCGCGCTCAGCGTCAGACTTAGCGATCACACCGGCCACGAAAGCCGAGGATGGCAAAGTGGTGGTCGAGTTGGTTTTTACCCAAGGATCAACCACATAAAGACGGTCGGACACGTGCAAGTCGGCGTAGGCCTGCGCGTCGGCTTGAGTTGTGTTGGGGCCGTCTGCAATCACGATCGCCCGGAGACGATCGCCCACGCCGCCGGAGCCGCTAGCAATGGAGACCAATTGGGCCACGACTGTATTAGCCACCTCAGCCCCAGGGGTAAGGGTGCATTGGTGCGTGTAACCAGGAGCGCAAAGAATTTTGGGGCTTATGCCTAAAACTGATTCGGCTTTTAGGAACGCCCAGACGCCTGTTTTTGCTGTGCTGTCGCCTTCAAGGTTTAAGATAGTGGCCGCCTCATCAGCGCCAGCGTCAACGCGAACCACGATAACTGTGGCGCCGACCTGGGCAAAAATGCCCTCCATCGCATCCTTAAGGGTGCCGCCAGATCCAAGCTTTTCAGCTTTGGCGCGGCTGCCGGAAATGAGAACAGGCTCATTTAGGGGAAAGGCAGCGGCGTCAGCGTTTGGCGCTGTGCCAATCAGGCCAATGACGGCAGAGCGGACGGACTGTAGAGGTCTGACCCCTTGGGTCAGTTCTACCGTCTCCACCCCGTGAAGAAAGTTACTGGGCATTTTTTAGGGCCTCCATGTTGGTTGAAAGATGGGCCACTCGACGGCCTCGGATGCGTCTCGTCTATTGTAAGCAGTGAAAGGGAAACAGGCGCCAAGGCGGCTCGCACGTTGACCCATTAAACACCTCCCCAGAGAACTAAAGAGGTTCTCTCTCCTGCGTCGACCTTTCGGGCTCGATGCAAAAGCAAAGAAGGAAAAACAATGAGCCGGCCTAGCTTCCGTTCTGGCACTGGAGGGTTGAGAGTGTGAAATTCAAGTCCCCCGCCATCATACGAGCTTGGATCGCTTAGCTCCATCGACGCTGAAAAGAGCCGAACAGGCTGATCCTCTCCGGCAAAAGCGTCATAGTGCCAATCGAAATGGTCGCCCTCTTGGTAGTGCGTGAACTGAATTGGTTCTATCTTTTGGAGCTGTACTCCACGAAAATAATCGTGGACGATTTGACCAAAAGTTTGAATGACTTTTTCGAGAACAGGGTCGAGCTCCGGGTTTTCTCCTTTTAACAGCCAGCCAATGCTCCCGGTTCGATAGTCGCCGGGGTTGTTGTTTTCAGTGTTAGCCCTTCGCATGTTTTGTTTGCCCTTGTCGACGATCAATGAGCATTCGTCAGCAGTCAAAACAGCGTCAGCCCAAACATATTTAGGAAACATTTTCGGCATTCCTTTTTTGTAGGCCCACCGCTATGTCGCTGTGGTATTGCTCTTGCGCTGGAAAAATCAGATTAAAACTGACAATGATGCGGTCTTTCCCTGATTTGTTTTCAATCGTGTGATGAGGCAGCCAAGACGGAAACAACAGAATATCGCCCGTCTTTGGTGCGTACTCATAAGAAGCCGGGGGGCCAGGGAATGGGCCGACATCACTTGCGGCGATCGTCATGCTCTTGGTTATCCATGCCGGATCCTGAAAGCTAATCGCTCCACAATCCTCTTCCGCTTTGGCATAAAAAACACCAGAGACCCAGAAGCCGGAATGGATGTGTTGAGGGACAAAGCCACCTTGCGGGTAAATTGTCACCCAGGCGTTCCCCATTCTCATCCCTTCGAGCATGTCATGGCTATGCGTATCTGACAGCAGACCGCCCGAATAGTTCACAAGCTTGGTGAGGTTTTCATCCCAGTCGCTATTTGCGACGAGATTCTCTGAATAAAAAGAAGTTACCCCTTTTTTGTCTTGGCGCTTCTTGTCATTTGAAGTTTCGCCCTTAGCCCAAGAATCCGAGACCAGACCCTTTTCACCGGGCTGATCTCGGAATTTGTATGCAAGCTTTGCGGATGACTCGATTAGATCTGAGTCATCCACTGAGCCAACCCACAAAGGGGTTTGAAACAAGTCGCGCCTAAATTGGGCGGGGGGCATTTGGATCTCGATCTTTTGGCTCTGTCACACTAGGGTCATTTAGAGCCTCGCCCTCAACCTTGGCCCCATTCTCCTCAAGTTTTGTCACCCGTGGTGGGACGACAAGAGCCTTGAATTTTTTGGTTTTGGGGTCGTAGGTCGCGCGGGCTTCAGTGCCTTTGGGACACTCAACCCATTCAAAGTCGGCTGGGTAGCCAACGGGCTGGTGATCGAGGATTTCGACCACCTTGTTTTCGATTAGTCGTGCATACATTGTGATCACCATTCAATAAGGACATAGCCAGGGCCGCCGCTGCCGGCGTAGCCGTGATAGCCGCCAGTGTAGTGGCCGCCTGCGCCGCCACCACCGCCGCCAATTCCGCCGTTGCCGCCGTAACCGTAAGCAGCACTGCCACCGCCGCCGCCAAGAGCTCCGCCATGGCCGCCGTTGCCGTTGAGGCGCCAGCCGTTCGTGCCGCAAGCACTATCGCGAGTTCTCCAAGCCATGTTGGCTGGATCCCAATCGCTATAAGTCCGGCAGTCCATGGTCCCTGAGTTCCATGAGGTCGTGATGCCCATGGCACCGCCACCGCCACCGCCAGATCCGCCGTCGCCGCCGGTACGGTTGACTTGGCCAAAGCCGTAGTTTGAAGCGATCTGCCCGCTACCACCGCCGCCCCAAAGGCGACCTAATACCCCATTAAAGGTTTTAGGTTTCAGGATAATGAACTCTTCGTTGAAGCCGGACGCATATTTAGCCATGTTACGGTTTTGGGTTGCGGTGTAGTAACCGCCACCGGGGCCAGTCGCTTCGCCATCGCCGTAGCGTGCGCCTTTGTTGTTAAGCCAATGCACTCCATTACCATCAGTTTCCCGAAAGTCAGGAACACCGCCTAGGCCAGAAACGCGCATGTGGCTGTCGCAGTAGTCGCCCATGAACGGCGACCCTGCGTGCCCCGCTCCACCTTCGCTGTAGCTGTCAAAGTAAGCGTACTGCGAAGGGGTGTAGCCCCAGCTTCCGCCAATGCCAGGGCCTGCGGATCCACCGCCAGAGCCACTTTTGTGCTCACCGACCCATTGGCCCTGTGAGCCGTCAGAGTAGCCACCATGGCCGCCAATACCAGCGCCACCGGCTGAGCCGTAGCTGTAACCGCCAGCAAAAGCTTGGCCGCCAACGTGGCCAGGCCCCATCATGCTGCCAGCGGATCCGCCACCGCCTGCGCCATAGCCCTCAGGGCCAAAGCCAAAAGAGCCCGCAGTTCCGTAGCCACCTTGGCCACCAGAGCTGGTGATGTTGGTGCTGTTGACCATATTGCTTCCGGTGACAGAAGCCGTTCCGCCGCCGTTGCTGCCAGAGTTGGCGTACCAGCCACCTTCACCGCCGGCTGCCACAACGTTGACATTATTGCCGCTTGTTGATGAGTCAATGATCGTCGTCGATCCGCCGTTGGCGCCATATCCAGAGGTTGCGAGATACCGTCCGCCGCCGCCAGCACCAACGTTGATCGTTAGGGTTTCGCCGGGCGTGACGGTGTACTCAGCAGAACCAAAACCGCCACCGCCGCCAGCATCTCCGCCGTAATAAGTGGAGTTGTAGCGGCCACCGCCACCACCGCCGCCGACACAAGTCAGGCGAACTTTGGTGACCCCAGCCGGAACGGTCCAGGTCGTTTGCGAAGTGACTGCTCGGTTTGAGCTGACACCGTTTACAACCCGCGTTGATTGCGGAAGGGTGTAATCAATCGTGTTCGTAGTGTCGCCGTTGAACTGGCCATGATAAAAATCTTGCCAGTTCTTAAACTCACGCTGATCAATTAGATTCTCACCACCAGGGGAGAGAAGTTCCTTTAGGGAAATTGTCATTAGGAAATCCTCCAGCCAGCAGTTGCGCCAGCATAGACAAGTTGAAAGTTTGCGACGTTGTCGCTGTCAATGTCCAGGTTTGATGCCTGGCCTAGGATGTTTTCGCCGTTGCGATCCACTGTGACCTTGTTAGTCGAGAGATCGCCAGCGGCGTGGGCAAATGCCACATAATCGCCAAGAGATGGAGTCGCTGGCAAAGTGACAGTAAACGCGCCGCCGCTCACATCTAGCAGCAGGCCATCTTTCGATGCTGCTGTAACGTTTGCGGTGGTCACGGTCCAGCTCTGTGTCGCTGCATCAACGGCCTGCTCGACATAAAGCGCGGTGGCCGCTTGCAGCGTCCCGGCTGTCGGGTTGCTAGGGAGCGTCACCTGTCCGGTGAGCGTCCCACCTGTTTTGTCCAGCTTGGTGTTCAAGCTGTTGGTCATTGTTGAAGCGAATGAACTGTCGTCGGCGAGGGCTTGCGCCAACTCGTCGAGCGTGTTCATGGCCTCAGGGGCAGACGCCACCAAAGCGGCGACAGCTGCGTTGACTTGAGTCGTCACGGCGGCCGCCGTTGGGCGGGCCTCCATGTCTGTGTCAATTGCGTTCAGCGCATCCCGCAACCTGACCACATCAGCGGCGAGCAAGTTACTTGGGTATGGGAGCGGATAATTCCTGTTTGTGGATCGTGTGTCAGTTGTCATGAGTTAAACCATCACTGCTCTAATGTTGCGGATTTTAGGCCTGCCAGCAGCCGACCCACTTAGGTTGAGTTTCACAGATGTTGCAGACAAAGCCGCAATTCCTGTGTCCTCAAAAACGTATTCCACCCAGCCGTCACCCACTTGCGTGGCTGAGCCAAGCGCCATCGATTGATAACCCCCGTTGTCGTACTGGGGAACGACGCCAGCGCCGCCGTTCAGTTGAGCTTCAAAGATGATCCGAATTGTCGAACCACCCGCAGCAACGTCAAACTGCCGGCCCACATAAGTGCCCGCAGTGTCGAGCGTCGCGGGGATGCTCAAAACTCCGGGGTGAAGTGTGGGGCTCTCGGTTGCGGTGCCTTCAAGGATGGCTTGCACTTGCATGGTGTCGCTGACCGCTGCCTCAAGCTTGATCGACTGATCAGGAGCCAGGAGGAAAGTCTCGCCAGTGCTTCGGGTGTATTTGAACGTAACCCGTGCCGATGTCGCGGGGATGTCCACCGGAGCTGTCACCAGTAAGTCAGTCATGTTCGAGACCGTGATGCTGCCCAGGTTGATCGTTGAGGTCGTCGAGGTGAACTCAGCGCCGATCAGTTTGAAGCACAGATCCATGTCGTTGTGAACCGTCCAGCTGGAAGCGTTGGAGCTGCTGAGCAGGACGCCAACGGTGTAAGGCTGAGCCGTAACAAACTCATTCGCCACCGCGTCATATTTGCCGAGCTCGGCAATGCGGACGGCGTGTGATGCGTCGTCGGTCATCAGAACGAGGAAATACTCGCGGCCGGCTTCCAGATAAATTGGGAAGTCGAAAGTTGCGCGGGTGTATCCAGTGGTTGAGATGTCCGCACCTGGAATCCGTGTGCGAGTGATTGCCTGACGACTTGGGAAACCGTTGTCGCCTTCGACAATCTCGATGGTCACGTCGTTGCTGTCTGAGCCCTTGACCGCAAACTGCAAATCAAGCGCCGTAACGTGGCGGCCCTCAGGCAACACGAACGACTGAGCCAGGGGATCCCAGTTGCGACGTGGGGGTGGTGGGCTCCACCATCTCCAGGTCGTGGTTGTGGTGATGCTGTTCCATTCCCTGTTGACCAAGGTTCCTTGACCCGTGAAAATGGCCGAGCCAAAATTCCCTTGGTTGCCCAGGAAGTCGACGGACTTAGAACCGGCAGGAATGTCAGCGGGAACAGTGAACGTTCCAGTTACGTGGCCTTGACCGTCGGCGACTTCGCCGTTGTTGCCGAGGTCGATCCCGTCAAAGGTGACAGAAACCAGACTTTCGCCTGAGTCAAATCCAACAATTGAAAAATCGACAGCAGTCTGTCTCAGGTTTGAGATGTTGGTCTCTACTTCAGAGGCAAGCTCGACGACTGTCGCAGTGGCAGAAGCGGAACGATCACCAGATCCAATCGTGAATGACCGGGTGCTGAACGTGGTGTTTTCCTCTGTGATAACCCACAAGTCAACGGCTGGATCAAGCTCGATGTCGGCAGGGACGGCGTCAAAGTTCCCGTATGGGTTGACAGCCATGAACCCGGTAAACAACTCTTGCGTGATCAGCTCCACGTCCTGATAGGGCAGAAGCTGATGAGTCGTATTGTTTTGGGCAGCCCTTACGGGTGCGCCATTAACAGCGAGCTGCAGTTCTTGATTCACAATGACGGCATCCTGCGCCACGCCTGCATCCCTAAGATCTCCATCGAGAAGAGGATCAGCGAAAACGCCATATTTTGCCGTGGGCTCCCGTGAGCTGATGTCACGCTGCAAGCGCTCCTCAGCAATCACGCCGTAGAGCTCAGCGATTGCGTTTTTCATCTGGCGCTGTTCGCGCACCGAGATGACTTTTACGCCGTTGTTGTCGACAACTGGATTGTCGACTGAATGCCAGTTTTGCTTGTACTCAGCAATCTGCAGTTCGTTATATGGAACTTGTGGGGCGATCGGATTGAAAGCAGTCGAGACACCTCGGACCCGGTGAAGGTATCCATATTGATCGACCGTAATTGCGTCGATCCTTGGCATCTTCCAGCTGTAATCAACTAGGACCAAAGTCGAAGCGACCGCGCCGGTAACGTCAAACGCGCCAGAATCTGGGTCGATGTTCGTGGCCGTGGTGCTGGTCAGGAACCGATATGTCACGTCATAGGTTGAACCGGGGGCCACCTCAGCGCCTGAGGGGGTCCAGTCCACTTGGTCAGCCGTCAGGTTGTAATCAGTGCCGGCGGCGTAAGTTGTGCCGGACTGGCTGACGCTTTGGATGCTTAGAACAGAAGTGTCAGGGAGTTGATCCAAGGCGCCGCTAAAGCTGCCATGCGTCAAGGTGACTGTCTTTTCTTCAGTGATCACCACATCGTTGATGGTGCTCAATGGAAAGCGGTTGACGTTCAGCGTGTGAGCTGAGGTTCCGGTCGAAACCTTTGGCTCGTTGTTGATCGTTTCCAGGTCTGGATCGATCGGATAGCTGACAGAAACTGATGTCGGCTTGTTGATCTTATTGCCGTGGACGTTTGCGACGCCCTCAGCAGCTGTGAAAACGTAATTCGATTGGGTCGTGTCTTTGCCCAGGCTGGTGACGCGCAAGCCGCTGACGATGTAAGAACCGTTTGCGTCGCGGTCATAGCTGGCAATCAGGGCTTTTGCTGCGTCCAGAACGGGCGGCGCTTCTGTCGTTACGAGCGCACCGTTCAGCACGTCATAGACGCCGTAGAAGTCACCTGTCCCGCCATCTCCAGACCAAGCCCAAGCCAGTTCGCGCTTGGTGCGGCCTGCGCCGGGTTCCTGGTAGTTGCGTGTTCCTGTCGCAGGATCGCGCAGGCTTGCGTCTTCGAGCTCGGTGACGGTGGTCGTTGTTAGACGAACGCCGATCTGAAAGCTTCCAGTCGTTGGGACTGTGAAACTTGCCTCAGCAACTGTGCGAACAGCGCCTAAGACGTAAAGACTGCCGTACTGCAAAACAGCCGCGCCCGTAGTCGCGTCGACTTGTGCTGATCCGCCGCTGATAATCGCGCCATCTTGAAAAAGGCTGTTCGCGATGTTTGTGATCCTGTCAGAAAGGATCGACTGACTTTCATTCAGTTCCGCAGATTGCAGGCCTTTGCTTGCACGGAAAAGCAGCTCGTCATATTTGTCTGACGATGAAAATCGGTTGTAATAACCCTGTAGGCTCATGGTTTTTTTCCTTTAGAAGGTCAAGACAAACTCGAACGTTTCCCGCGTCGCAGGCGTTCTGATGATCGATGAAACGTGCTCCAGAAGATAAAGAGTTCCCGAGCTGGTCACCTCGGTGGCAGCATCAAAAAACATCTGCCCAGAGGGCAACCCGCTGCCGGTGATTACATCAAGAAAGATACCGGTCTCTCTGATGGTTGCAGTTGACGCATCCGCAAAATCCAAAGTGAATTTGCAATAAAGCAGATTGGTGTCTGCTGAGCTCACGTCATATCGGCCACTGGGGAGACTAATCGCCCCCTGAGCGGCACTGCTTACAAAATCGACTTGAGCCGCCTTTCGGTAGCCAATCGCATCTTGCAAGGCTGTCGATGAAATGCTCTCGGGGTCGACCCCGGCGGCATCCCATGCGGTTTGGCCTGCGCCAATACCTAGAAAAATGTTTCGGGCTTTTACAGAGGCAGCTAATCCCGCCCGCCCTGTGGTTACAAGTGTGGCCAAGGGCTCACCTCCTTTGATGTTTGCATTATATGGGCTTGGTTAAGTATGGGTCTCATGGACCGCCTCAACCACAAGGCTGGCGATTTGCCACCTTGCCATTCTGACCCACATCTGATGTGTGGCCCAGGTTGTTGGATCTCCATCCAACCAGTTTTCTGTGTCCCAGATAGACACACTTCCCTCGGCCCATTCGTCTGAGGTCCAAGATGCCGAGCTCCATTCGTTTGTAGCGTCGCCAGTCCATACCGATGTTGCCACGGTCCAACCGGCCATTGCGTTGCCGGCCCAATATCCATCGGCCCAGGTGGGCTCGACATAAAGCTCGACGGTTGTCTGAACTGTTCTTGTGTGTTGGCGCGTCGTGAAGCTTTGGCGGTTCTCTGTTGCCTGCGCGAAGTGATCGCGCTCGAAGCGTTCCGAGAACTCGAAGCCCAAGACCGCGTCGGTCTCGCTGAGTCCGTCTGTCGCATCTGACAAATACTGATGAGACTGATGGAAGCCGAGAACGTGCTCAAGCTGCGGGAAGACTTGCCAGCCATAAGCCTCGTACCAAGTGGGCTCGGCGGCGGCGTCGTAGTAGCCACCGCTCTGCCAATCGCCAGAGGTCCAGTCTGGGCTGGTGTCGTTCCAGCCAGAGGCTTGGAAGAATTGCAGGTTTCCGGTGTAACCATGCTCACGGGTGATCGCCTGTTCGTTGAACAGTGGAATGTGCTCGCTGAGCCGGGTTCGTGACAGTTCAAAGAGGTCGTCGTAAGCGAGGGTCGCAAACCGCTCGCGCAGGTGATACCAGAAGCCGCCGGGGTTGTGAGCCGCCGAGGTTGTCTGATGGCTGCGCTCGATCCGCTCGTCTTCAAAGTGTCCAAGGGTTGCGTGAGTGTCGCCCAGGATCCCGTCAGAGTCGGAAAGATGCCCGTTCTCTGAAAGGGTGAGCATCGTGCGGCTGAAGCCGAGGATCTGCTCAAGCTGTGGAAACCGTCGCCATGAATAGGTGTTGGCCCAAGTGTCTGTGTCCGCGTTGACAAAGTATTCACCGGTCTGCCATGTCTCGGTGTTCCAGGTGTCGCCTTGAGTAAGGCTGTCGAAGTAGCTCGCGACAGTCTCCCAGGTGCCAGCGGCTTCAGTGCCCCAGGTGCTCTCGGTGTCTTGCCACTGATCAGACTGCTGTTCAAACTGTTCGGCGCTTGTGGTGTGGTCCCGGCTGATCGCTTGCTCGTTAATGAGCGGCGTGAATTCTGAAAGGCGCGAACGGGACAGCTCGAAACTGTCGTCGTAAGCGTTGAAATAGGTGTGCTCGCGATGCGTCGGAACAATCTCTGCGCTGCTGACGCCCAATAGGTGCCCGGCACCATCGCCAAAAATGTGATCGGTAACGTCCTGGCGGTTGTTGCGCTGCCAGTTCCCTTGGCGCATGTTCCCGGCGGGAATATGCGTGACGTGCGGGAGAACGTTTGTCGAGTCGTGCGCTGTGTACGCCTGCCCATGAGTGAGCGGGAAGATTTCGGTTTGGGTTTGATATTGGCCAACCCAAAGAGAACCGAATTCTTTTCCTCTCTCGATCCGTTCGTTGATCTCGGTGAACTCAACCCGTGAGAGGTGCTCGCTGAGGATGTGCTCGCCTGTGGCTGAGTCTGCTTCTGAAAGCAGAATTGCGCCGTCGCCAAACTCGTCCAGAGATCGCGCAGGGAAGCAGGCGTTCGTGTCGCCCAGTTCTGCATAATCGCTGAGATACATCCCAGCGCGGGCGAACTTGAGAGCGGGCGTAAATTTGTTTTGCAGCCCGGCCCAGTCCAGAACCTGGGTGTAGTCATAAAGACTTGACCAGTCGCCGGCATTGTTCCACCAAGGCCCGGAGACGCTGAAATGGAGCCGCGAAATAACAGACGAAAGATCCTCGATGTGGAGCGTTCGCCAGCTGGTGTCGCCCAGGATTGAGTTGCTGAGGATCGTTCGATCTTCATATCGGCCGCTGATCCCAGTGGCGCGATGAATGCCAAGGATTGCCGCCAGGTCGCCGGAAATGTCGCCCTGTTCGTCCTTAAATTCGCGCCCGAAACTAAGCTGAGGCCATTCACTTTTGAGATATACCCCTGTGTGGTCGCAGAGAGTATCGAGGCCGCTGAGCTGGTGATTGTCTAGCTGAAAGCGTCGCCCGTCATACCATCCGCCATATATGCGAAACAGTGAAGATCGAACCGGGGAAGAGAGCCGGCCAATCTCTACAACTGAATCAGTCTGTGACAGGTCAACCGGGGCACTGTCGAGCCCTAGTTGGAACTGTGACCAGTTGATCGTATTTCCTTCTGATTCCTCGATCGTCCCGTCGTTTCCGATCCAGCCCAAAGCGATACTGAAACTCTTTGGCGTGCCGCGTAATCGCTGCCAGAGAACACCTGTACTGATCGCCGTTCTAGGGTCGGATAGGTAGGGGAGGAGCTCGCCTAGCCCATACTCGTAAAGCAGAAAAGGAACAACGCTGTCGGGAATGTTTTCCCGCTTTGCATCACGGATCAGCTCAGCCGCTGCGCCCAGGCGCGGCAGTGCATCCATCGAGCTTGAAAGATCTCTCTCAAGCCCGGTCGACGAACTAGGTAGCAGCAGAGCGTCAGTCATCAGCGGTCGTATCCCAGATTTGTGACGGTGAACGTTCCAATGCTTATGGCGGTGCCATCATCGGCGACTTGGTTTGTTGTCGGTGAAATTAACTCAACGCGCTGAACGCCATCAACGTGGATATTTTTAATCAGCCAGGACAAAGTCAAATCCCAACCAAGGCCACCCTCAGACTGAATCGCGGCCCTAATCGCCGCCTCAATGCCATTCAAAACTGTCGCCGAGCTGTCTGGGTAGAGATAAACCTCAGCCACCACGTTGACGCTCACGACGTTGGCTGACGTGGTCGTAACCGAGTCAGTGATCACCCGGACCTCGTCGTCTTGCATCACAGCATCAACCGCCGTCAACATTTGAGGCGTGGCGGTTCCGCCGGGGCCGGCTGCGTCGATCACCGCACGGATCAAAGGCGCAGCGGTCGAATCTTTTAGCCCGGTCGTGTCGACGCCATAAAAAGTTGCAAGCACAGACATCGCAGCGCTGAGCGTGTTTTCATCTGTGCCCAGAGCTTCCAGGTTTTCGATCTCTTTGCTGAGCAAGGCGACCTGTACTAGGCCAGCGCCGGGGCTTGTCACCCGCGCGTCTCTCACGCCTGAGTCTGCGGTCAGTGCTTGATATCGATACCAGGCCGCGCCGCCTGCGGTCGAGCTGCCCTGAATTCTGTTGATCGTGCGATCTTTCAATTCTGCGTCTGTTTCCTGCGCGATCCGTGTGAGGCCATAAAAAGCCGCCAGGTTGTCCAGGTCTGTGCCAGCCGCAAAAGCCAAAAGCGTCGCTTTAAAGGCATCGTTCACGCGGGCGCGTAGAACCACCTCGCGATAAGCCGCGACCTCTAGCAGCTTGATCGCTGGATCGCTCTCGACTAAGGCTGAGAAGTCTGGAAAGCGTGTAGAGAAATCAGCGCGCAGTTCGTTGAAAATCGTCTGAAAACTGACGGTCTCGACAATCGCCGGATCTGGCAGGGATGAAAGATTTAACGCCATTAGATGGTTACTCCTCTAAGGGCGATCGCCTCGCCGTTTGGCAAATAAGTTAGAAACAGATCAAAAGTGATCGAACCGGACGCCAGCACCTCAGACAAGACGACTTGATCAATTCTCATTCGAGGTTCCCAAATGTTTAAGGCGTTGATCACGTCCGCCTTAATTGCGGCGATCGTCGAGCGGTTGATCGGTTGGTCGACTAGCTCGGGGATGTTGCTCCCATAATCGCGCAGCATCGTGCGCGTGCCTATGCGCGTTGAAAGAATGTCGCGAATTGATTGGCGCAGGTGATCCGCATCCGAAAGCGGCTTTCCTGTCTCCCTGTTCATTCCTACTGCCATTTTTAAGCCTCCAGACTTAAGCGTTTACATCGCCGGATGCTGTGGCCACTACGGCCCCGCAACTGGTAGGGCTGAGCCGGTGGGCAATTGGGATCCCGCCAACTCTCACGCTCGGGTTGCCGCCAACAATTACGGTCGGCCCGTGCGAAGGCGTACCGCTTGGGCAAAAAATAGCTGTCCCTACGTGAGCCGTCGGTCGGTCGTTCGTGAGAACGCTTGTATTCACAGGAGCTGCCAAAACCCCCCCGTGGGTTGTGATGTCCCCTAATCGTGCCACGCCTTTAATGCTCATCGGGTTTCCTCACGCATAATTCGTGTTCCAATCGCTGTAAGCGTTCGGAACGTCGACAACGGTGCCGTCTGGCACATAGTTTCCAGATGTGGCGTCTTTTGATGTTCCTCTCTTGGGGTCCGTGCTTGATCCTCGTTTGCTGCTCATGTCGCGAGCCGGCACCGCGCCTGGGGCCGTTCGCTCGAAATAATCAAAGAATTTTTGCGAGCTGCCGATTGTGCCAGCGGTCACAGCCGCCACGGCTGCGTCGGGCTCATTGATAAAGATTGACGACAGGTCGAGCGCTTGCTCGATGCTCAGTTGGCCGTTTGAAATAAATGACCCCAGGGCTTGGCCGCCATTAACGCCAGCTTCTGCGAGGGCCTCCAGGTTCGTGGCTAGTCCAAGCTCAGAGATTTTATTGGCGATCTGTTCGGCTGTAACTCTGCTGTTGTTGCCCAGTAGGCCGTCCATGATTTCGCCGCCGCCATTTTGTAGCAAGGTCAACCCAGCCGTGAGCGCGCTAGTGCTTGGATCGCTGACCACACCAGCGGCAGTCGTTGCAAAGTTGATCGCGTTGGTCACGTCTACCGGCGCCCCAAAAGCCCCGGCCACCCCGCCCGCAACATCCATCACGTCATTGATTGTTAGCTGTCCGCCGCTGATCACGCTCTCCAGGGCCGGAAGTGCTGTTAGGTCGCTCAGGTTACTCAAAGCCGGAATGTTGAAATGATCGCCAATCGCGCCGGTCAGCCCTGAAAGCCCTTGGAAAGTTGCGCCGATGCCTGAGAGTTTTAAGCCGCTTCCGCTTGTAATCCCATCAACCAACGTCACAGCGCCGTTGACGATGTTTGTCACGCCAGTAAAGCCCAGGCCGTTCATCACCTCGCCCAGCACTGGCAGGCCGCCAACAACGTTCATGGCCGCGCCAATCCCTGAAATGTTCAGGCCACCGGCCGCCGTCAGCAAACTGCCCAGGCCAGAAGAGCCCAGCACGTTGTTGGCCAAGCCAGACAAGCCGCCCAGCAAGCTGCCGCCGCCTGTCCCCATAACGCTAGCCAGCTGGCCCAGGGACAACGCCCCGCCGGCAACCGCACCAACTAAGCCGGCCACGATGCCAAGCACACCACCACCGCCGTTCAGGTTTATCGGGTCGCCGACTAGGTCCAGGGAACTGGCACCCTCTCCATTCTTTTCAACGCCCATAATTCGGCCGCTTTGCAACAGCTGGCCCACGATGTGAACGTCTCCATCCAACTTGATCATCGGGGCTTTGACGTGGACAATCCCCTGCTCCTCATCAGCCTCTACATAGATATATTTTTCTGAATGCAGCTGGATCAGTTCCTTGCCGTGGATCCGCGTTTGCTTTTGCTCGATCCGAAATTGATTGAGAGCTGGGTCGTTCTCAAGGATCGCGCCATCAGAAAAAAGCCAGCGCCAAACACCTTCGCGGGGTTCGCCCAAGCCGCCAAACTTAAAATCGAGATCCGAGAAATTAAACGGCCAAGTTCCGTTCTCATTCGTCTGCAGCGCAGGCAAAACCACAGCGTTGTTTAGCTCGCCTGAGGGGCTCAGAACTAAAACAGTTTCATCGATCGATGGCGCAGCCCAAAAAGCATTTCCACCCGCGCGCGGCGTTAGCCACGGCAGGTCGTCAGTGATGACAGTTTCCGAAAGCCTGACGCGACAAGTGCGCGCCGCAAATGCGACGCTTTCCACTTGCCCAAATCGGAGCAGAGAGCCAATATTTCGGGCCGTATCTGTGAGCTCAAAATCCCCGACTCCTGAAGTCCTGCGGCTTGACCGTGGGACGGAAAAGCTCATCAGGCTTTGGATTCTTCCACAGATGAAATCACCATGTATCGAACCGTGAGCGGAAGATCTCGGAGTTGTTCGACGGTCTTGGCTCCGGTGGTCTGCAGCCAAACAGCGCAGTGCAAAAGCGCCATGGTTGAAAGATGGCTTTCTTTCAACTCTGTTTCAGCAAAAGCCGTGCAGACTTGCTGAGCAGCCTCGCAATAGGGAGCCAGCTTTTTGCCGTGTCCTTTTTCAAGGTGCATGAAGTCCGAAAGCTGCTGAGCTGAAATTTGAGCTTTCCCCGCTGCGGGTTCTTTTACTGCTGTCTTTTTTGCCATGGTTCGGTCTCCTAAAAGTCTTCGGGGTGGGTGTAGGTCTCAGTTCCGAAATTGTTTCGGACAACAACGGTTTGAACTTGAGGGTCCAGGCCGGTGTTGTTGATGCACGCATCGTCACGATCCCATAAGCCGAAATCGACCCCAAGGCGTGGACACATGTATTTTATCTCGAACGCTAGCTGGCCAACTGCGATCGGTTGGGAGTTGTCAAACTCGCTCTCATATTCGGTCGAGGCCAAAAGCGCCTCGGTGTTATACAGGCCAAGCTCAAACCCGTTCATGCACGCTTCGATAAAAAAACTCATTTCATCGAGCTTTTCCTCGGCCGATTGCCCAGGCGTAACCAAAACATACGGCTCAAAGCTCATGTCGATCTGCCGCAGATCGTAGCCATCCCAGCCACTCTTGGACCGTTCCAAGATCCGCTCGCCTTGGTATCGGATCAAGATCAGCGGCATGTCTGTCATCTCAATCTGAACCTCTTTCCGTTGAAAGACGTTCGGCCCTGCCGGGGTCCAATACTTTTGATCTTCGACCTGGGCCAGCGGATTCACTGGCGTGCTAAGCCGGTTGTGGATCGCGTCCCTTATCGTCTTGCGCGGGTGAACTGTTGCGCCATAGAACCGTTGAGGAAACAGGCTTTGCGCCATTGATGAACTCATCCGCCGCGCTCCTTACAAATAGTTGTTCGTTTGCGCCAGATACATCAGCAGGACGATCCCGCCCTCGCCGTCTGGGCGTGTCTCGCGAACGATGAAAGTTCGGCCATCGGCAACCGTCACCCGGTCGTTTCCTGATGGCTCAATTGAAAGATCTGCGCTGTTAATCGTCAGCGTCGGGATTGCGCTTGTGACATTCAGCCCGGTGTCAACGTCCACCTCGGAATGAATCTCGCTAAAAATTCCTCGCAGCGAATAGCTGGAAGAGTCGCGGGACAGCGTGACGGGTTCCCCCAGTCGCGCTGTCGCCGCTTTCAGGATCCGGTTTGCCAGATCCTGCCTCATCAGGCCACCTTACGGCCAAACACTTTCACATCCACGGTGGTGGTGGTGAAGGCGGTCACCAAGCCAACAGCGTCGTTGCTGGTGGCGGTGTTTGTAAGCTTGCCTGAGGAATTCAGATAAGCCACATCACCCACCGCCAGAGTGGCGCCGGATGCTTTGGTTCCTGTAAACACGCCATAGCAAGCGAGGGCCACGCTGTCGCCGCTGGCTGCGTCAGTGACGGCAACGCCGACAAGATCGCCAACAACAACAAAGTCGCCGGATGCAATGGTCGCGCCTGCCGTGATGGTCAGGTTTGAGCCGTTTTGAACAAAGTTTTTCATGGTTGAGATCCTCCTAGATCAAGCGCCAGTGGACTTGTAGAAACCGCGATGGTTCAGCACAGAAGCGCCGAAATCGAGACGGGCCAGGATGGTGGTTCCATCAGGGTCGCGCTCGTCGAGGGTGGTGACCTGAGGGCCGGCCTCTCCTTCGAGATAGCCATAAACCAGCATGTCGACCTGAGATGGGTCGGCGGTCACATAGTAGACAGAGCTCGAAGCATCATCCAAGCGAGGCTCGGCGATGATCTGCAGCTTGCCGCTAAACGGATTCACGTTGCCGATCTGGGCAGGGGTGAACGGGGCCAGGAACTGCTCTGCGTCAGTCTCAAGCGCGGTGGGGATCACCAAGTATTTGGCGCCCAGGTTCACCCGGTTGCCAGCGAGGTCGGCTTGATTGCGAAGAGCAAAGCGAGCGTCTGAGATGGCATCCACCGAGATGGCGCCGGTTCCGCTGTTGTCGTGGTCAGCGTGGAAAAGTGCTTTGCTGTCTTCGCCCATGGTGGGGTTAGAAGTCAGAAGCGCCCACATCTGATTGGACTCAAACAGGCTCATGCCGCGACCGATCATCTGGGGAATGCGGCTGAGCGCGTCCAGGTCGTCGTTGATGATCAGATTGCGAGTAACGCGAATTTTTTTCGCGTAGCTCTTCAGGCTCCAGCTGGTCTGAGCTTCGGAGATTGTGGCGGACTTGTATTCACCACCTTCTGCCAGCTCTTCGGGCACGATCTGGCCATTGACCTGGACCTCGTACACTGGGCGGAAGTCAGGCAGGTTGCGCTGACGTGCCAGGGGGCGCCATGTCTGGGCCTCTGCCTCATAAGCGCCTTGCAGCGACTTGCGGGCAATGTTGCTCAGCAACAGAGGGAAATCAGAAGTCGAGTGCATCGCGCGATGGGCGATTTCACTCTTAGACATTCCAACAACGTTGGCACCGGAGCGGCTGAGGCTTTCCTTGGCCATGTCAAGCATGGAGGAAGAACGCTCAGACTTGGCCTGATCGGTCCACTCGCCAAGACCCACGCGGGCCTCAAGAGCAGCCTCAAGGCAGGCTTGGCGCTTGTCGCTAGCGTCTTCGACGACAGAAACGTGCTGAACGGTCGGGGTTGCAGCTTGGCGTTGGGCCAGCTGATCAATCACAGATTTGCGAGCGGCGTCGATTTGAACGCCTTCGGTGATCATGCTTTCTGCCACAGCGTCATCGAGGCCAGCGGCCCGGACGCAATGACGGATGTCAACCGAGCGCTGGCGCTCGGCCTTGATTGCAGCCTCGATAGCTGCGGAATTATCGGGAGCAGTAGCAACAGCCTCGACGGGCGCCGCCTGCTCCATCTCACGGGTTTCGTCCATGTTTAATGGTTCCTTTTTTTCGGTCAGTGGTTCCTGAGCTGTTTCCAGCTCGCGGATTGATGCGGAAGCGTCCGCAGGAATGGGCACCAAACTGAGCTCATGCGGAGTCCAGCTAGTAGCCCGGAGAGTGTGAGGATCGCCCTCACGCTTGGAATCAATACGCTCGAATTCTTCGACGGAATAACCGACAGAGATTGAGCGAATGATCCCATTCTGAACGTCGCGCCAGATGGGCTCGACCTCAGCACGATCAGAGAACCGCACAACAGCGCGGCCCTCCTTTTCGTCAGTCCAGGCGCGCTCGACAACGCCGACAATGTCGGAGAGGTCGGCGGCCTTGTGGCTGTTGAGTAGGGGCGCCCCACTGTTGAGGCGCTCCATATTTACGGCGTCACCGAGTGACAGCTCCTCAAAATAGGAACCGCCAAGATTCCGACGCAAAACAGGCGCGCCCGTGGTCCATGTAACTTCAACGCTTCGCGTCTCAGCATCCACAGACGATGGGATGAATTGAGCTCTCGTTTGTAAAAGCTCGCTCATTCGCTCGTTTCTAACCGTTTGCATCTTATCTTCACTTGCTTGCGGTTGTTCCGCCGCAAGATTCTGATCATTCATTGGTCTCAGTCTCCTGGGTTGGTTCCATCTGCAGCATTCCAGCCGCTGTGATCTTGCGGGGGTCTGTGTCAAGAATAAGCCCCAATTCGTCGAGCATGGCCGCATCGCGGGCGATTTCAGCCATAACCTCTCCGGGTTCATATCCAGATCGGCGGATCGCTTCAGACAAACTCATGAGGCCACCGCGCACCGCCTCAATGATCGCGCCGACTTCCTTCTGAGGATCGATCAGCTCGCGACGGGCTGGGGTCCACTGCATCCGTATATCCATCGGCTGATCGCCGACAATCTCGGCGGCCTGCTTAAACCATCCCCAGACCGGCCCCAGCATTTGAGCGATAAGAATTTGCTTTTGCCAGCAATCAACATTTCGCGAAAATTCCAAGTGACCCATACGGGCCGCCGAATAATTTGCATTACTCAGATCTGAGGTGAGCGCTTCATAGGTCACGCCATAGCCTGCAGCGATCTGCAGAAGCATGGCCCGGCTGAAGCTGTCGAACTCACCGACGCTGGGAGGGCTGGCAAACCTTACATCCTTACCAGCTGGCAGGATCTCGATGCTGCCAGGCTCCAGAGACTCAGCCAGCGGGGGCGCGCCGCCTGTGTCCTGGCTTTCGCTGTCGATCACAAATCCTGTGAAACATGCCGAGATTTTTTGCTTTAGCAGCTGCGCGTCTGAAAAATCGTCGAAATCTCTCAGCCGCGAAATCACTGGCGCGCCCCATGGGACGCCTCGCCCTTGCCCTGGACGATCGCGGCGATAAACCGCAATGATCTCATCAGCAGGAACCCGAACCGTCTCATATCGGTGAATAGACAGAACCCGATCGCCTGGGTGTTGCCGGTGCAGGTGATACGCCACGCGCTGATCGCGGGTGTCGTATTCAATCCCCTGCCGGATGTAACCACCATCAGCGGTGAGCCCATCAGCTCGGGCGTCATCAATAAAATCAGGTTCTAAGACCTGCAGCTTGAGGGGAAAATCTGAGGTCGGATCGATCCGCTTACGGATCAAACATTCACCGGCCTCGACGACAGTTCGGAACACAAGCGCCTGCAGTCCCCAGAAATCAGAGCGGCCGTCATGGTCGCAGTTCTCAGGGTTCCGTGCCCAGTCTTCCCAGGCTTGATTCCAACGCTGCGCGCGGCTGCGGCTGCGGCTGTTCACCTGGCCCAGCACACCGCCGCCAACGGTATTGTTGACCAAGACCTGGACGGCTCGCGCTGCAAAAGGATTGTTTCGCGTCAGATCTCGCGAACGATTCCTGAGCCGCTCCAGGCTGGGGCCTAGCGCTGCATCTGCAGAAGTGCTCGGCGTTCTCCAGCCTTCATTTCTGCGGCCACCCGCTGCGCCCTCATAGCGCCGGGCCTGATCCAGAGTGAGCCGAGCGCGTGCTCGCTTTGCCCCTGCCTCAGGGTTAAAAAAACTGATTACGTTGTCGAGTGCGTTTGCCTGGGTCATGATCCCTCCACGTCGGAAGCGTCACGAGAGAATTTGAAGCGAACGCGGGCCGGGGCTGCGACGGTCTCGCCCAGGCGGCCACGAATTAAATTTCGCACGCGCAGCAATTCGTCAAGCGTTCTATATCGAATTTTTTTGTTGTCATATTCGACCTCTAGGAATCCACCGCCAATGGCTTCCTCTATGGCGTCCAGTCCTGCTTGAGAGAATAAACTCATTTTACGGCGTCCCGTTTTGGCATCGTAGCGTCGACCTCATAAAAATTTGCCCGCCCGGCGTTCTAGCTTTTTGGGCTCAGGGTTCAGCGGCTGCCCGCTGTCTGCGGTTAATCCATTCTGCCGCTCGATCTTCCACCGCGCGGCGTCGAACCGATCACACCCCAGCATCTGGGCACAGGCTCGCGCATATATCCGCACATCGAGCATCTCATTTCGATCGCGCGTTTTTTCCCAGACATAACGGGGGTAACCCCTGACCGTTTTCTGGGTCAGCGTTTCCGCCGTCAGCTGTTTGAAATACTCCTCGTCGTATTGCGGGAAATGCAGCCACCCATGAGGCAGGTCGTCAGCATCGGCGCGGGCTTTGCGCCTCAGCCAGCCGTAGAGCTCAGACTTTGCCACGCTCACCCCTATGGGCCAAACCTTGAGGCCTGACTTGATTTTGCGGCCCTTCTGTCCAATCTCTGCCGTGCTTGGTTGGCCCACGATCACCGCCTGAGCGTCGCGGCCTTTAATCGCCAGCACGCGGGTCGGTGGTTGCGATTTCACCCAGCGGTAAACGTCCTGCGTTCTGTAGCCCGTGTCGACTGCAACCATGCGAATGCCCATCTTAAAGCCGTCCGCTGTCGGATAGTTCGACGCGATTTTTTTGGTCAGCTCTTGCCAAACCTCATCGCTTGCCGTGTCGCCTGGGATGTTGCCGTGATCGATTGACCAGCTCTCAAGCCCTGGCCCCCAGGCCGCCACCTCAAAGGCTAGATAATCCTGCTGAACGTCCACGCCCATCGTGAGCACGCAACCGGCCTCGGGCACTTGACCGATCGGGTATTGCTCGCGCCTGTTGTAAAGATCCTGCCAGTCCGGGGCCTCGCCTTGCTCTGCCCAGGTTTCGCCCAGGATCGTGTTTGTCCAGACCTTCAGGGCGTTGTCATTCTTTCGCGCGCGCTGGTAGCTCATCACGCATTCTTTCCAGCTGTACCAGCCCAGAGGGCTGTAAAGCGTGCTGATGTGATAGCTCTCCGATCCGTTGCCGTCCGGGTTTGTGCTCACCCATTGGCCGGCTTCCAGCATCTTGGGTTTGTTGTGTTCCTGCAGATGCCCGCCACAATGCTCGCAGACATATCGGACCGTGTCGGGGTCGTCGTCTGTCCACTTCAGTTGAGACCAGACAAGGCGCTGAAACGTTCCGCAGTGAACGCAAGGAACGTGAAAGTATTTCATCGAGCCCGCTAAAAACTCGCGCTCAATCGCTGAGCGTCCCGCGAGCGTCGGCGTGCTCACGATAAAAATTTTTCGCCGGTTGAATGTTCGAGTTCGGGCCTCGGCCAGGTCTAGGGCGCTGCCCTCTCCGTCCAAGTTCTCCGGCCAGGCGTCCAGCTCATCGGCAAACAAGTAACGCGCGGGCATCGATCGCAGACCGCTGGCGCTATTGGCCCCCGCTAGTACAAGCACACCACCGGGGTAAACCTTTTGAAGCATCGAGTTTCCGCTGTCCCGTGCTTTCGGGTCGCGGACACGATCGCGCAGCCGGGGGGATTCCTCGATCATCGGATCCATTCGCGTGCGGCTGTTCCGCTTTGCCATCTCCAGGGTTGGCGCAACGCTGAGAAACGGGCCAGGGCTTGCGTCGATGCTGTAGCCAATCCAGTTGTTGCCTGCCTCAGTTCCGCCAACCTGGGCGCCCTTCATAAAGACCACCCGCTTTGTCGGGTCGTTGCTGCTCAGCTTGTCCATGATCTCGCGCAGGTATGGAGTGCGCGAAGATTGGAACCTACCGGGTTCGGCTGACGCGCGCTGGGAAAGGAACCGATGACGGTCCGCCCACTCCGTGACAGTGAGAACCGGGTCGGGCCTTAACCCGTCCGAAAAACCTTTTTTAAAAACAGCGGCGCCATCACATAGGGCCATCGTTATCAGCCTCCATCGAGAGCGCGCTGTGAATTTCTCTCTGAAGTATTAGAAGGATCTCATGGCTTTTCGCAGCCTCAAGCCCTCCAATCAGCGCGGTGATTTCATTGACCACGCGCGCAGGAATGTTCAGCATTGCGTCGCGTGTCAATCGCGCAGATTTGAACGCGGTCAATTTCACATCCTCAACCTTGCACAGAGCACCCGATCGTTCCTCATAATCAAGCTGCGTGAGCCGGGCCGCGTACATTTCCCGCACGGCTCGCGCCTGCGCCATCGAGGGTGGCGCGGGTTTGTCTTTTGTCTCGCGCTGTTTGGCGGGGTTCGTGTTGGCCTTCCATTCCTCGTCAGCCAGCTCAGGGTCGATCGAATAGTTTCGCCCGTTGCGCGTGACCGACTTCACCAGCCGGCCGTCATGAACAGCAAGCCGGACAGATTCCTTGTCGACCCCACGCATCCGCGCGTACTCCCTCAGGGAAACGCCAGCCATCAGCCGTGGGCTCCCCTAACCAGATGCTCGAAAGTTTCGGCGGCGTCTTCCAGCTTGTAGCGGCGGCGCAACGTGTCGAGCATTTCTGAAAGCTCGGCGTGATCCGTCAGGTCAAACTCAAAGCGAAATGATTTTGTCTCAGGTTCGGACTCATCTGCGATCGATGAGAGCGCCTCATCTGTTGGCTCGATGTCGTCCAGGCCAGAGACCAGCGCCTCTAGCTCGTCTTCTGTCCACCCCATAGCCTCCAGGTCAAGCTCAGCCTCTTGCAACGCGGCCACCTCTTGCCCTAGCAGCTCCTCATCCCACTGGGAGAGATCGGCGAGTCTGTTGTCGGCCAAGATATAGGCCTGCCTTTCTTTGTCGCTCAGGTGATCCAGGCGGATCACTGGGACGCTTTCCAGCCCCAAAGATTTGGCGGCCTCAAGGCGACCATGCCCGGCGATGATGCCCTGATCTGAGTCGATCAGGATCGGGTTGTTAAAGCCAAAAGCCGCGATGGACTTGGCAATTTTTTCAATCTGCGAGCGCGTATGTAGGCGGGCGTTTTTGTCGTAAGGCGTCAGAGCATCCAGCGGTAGCAGCTCAATATTTTTTGCCTTCGTGATGTTCACGGTTCTTTGCCTGTCGCTCAGAGGTTAAGGCATACAGGCACCCAGCGCCCTAAGGCTGTCAAATCGGCATGTTCATCAGAGCTCCCGTCAACTCACCAGTGCTCCCAAGGCTTTTCAGCGGCAGGCCAAATAGTACCCATTTACTAACGTTTTTTTGCGCGCACGGCGCCCGAGGGATTTTTATCGAGGCAGGACCCAAAAAGGGGGGACCCCCTGCTGCCCCCGCTAGCTCAAATGCACTGCAGCAACTGGGATCCGACCGCCCGGCCCCTGTGTTTACATCACTTAATAAATCCGCGCGTCTTTGCTTTCAGTGACTGGATGACTGAGTTCTGCAGCTTCTCCATCGCCTTGCTCTCCACATGGTCAAGGATTGCGGCCTTGTGCTTGCCCCCTGTGAATGCGTTGTGAAAGCTTGGCCCCATCATCTTGCTGATTGGTGTTCTGCCGTCACCATCTCGAACGAATGGCCCACCACTTGCGAATGCAGGATTTCTAAATGCGTTCTTTCTAGGCTTTCGTGTGCCGCCCTTGAACACTTTGATGCTGGCGTTTTTCTTGTCCTGCCACCGCACCCCATGAAGGGGGGCGAACATCCGACCCGAGAATGGCTTGGCTGATGACCTGACCTCGATGCTGGCCCCTGGCCCTGATGTGATGATCCTCGGCGTGCTGATCGCATCCTTGAGGGTGCGTTGCTTTGGGGTGTAGTGCTTAGCCATGGCCTGGGCCATATATCCAGGGATAGGCTTTGCCGCCCTACGAAAACCCACTTCCATGGCC